AGAAACATCAACTCGCCGTCGATCTGGATGGCTTGCGGCGGCTGCGCGTTCTGGGTGCCGACGGTCGGAAAGCCGGTGCTGGTGCTGGTGACGCCGAACGTCGTCACCGACGCCGTGATGGCTGACGTGAGAGTGGTTTGTGTGAGTGCCATGATTGAATCCCTCGTATCACTCAGGAGCTAACTCCAAAGACGAAGCGCGAAATAAGGCAACACCGACGCCACGCCCCCGATCGAGTCGATGCGTGACGGTTGCTGATCGGTCTGGATGTTGTACTGCTCCACCCACCGCAGGCTCACGCCGGTTTCCTTATCGTTCTTCCGTGCGGCGTTCGCCCCTGGCAGCTTCGACGGCAGATCGACCATCACGAATGCGAAGGCGGCGGGGTTGAAGAGCAGCGACTGCTTGCTGCTCTGCGTCGCCATCGTGCCGGCGACGGCGCCCGTGGCGCCGACGAACAGGATGCTGGCGTTGTTCGCGGGCGAGGCGGTCACGGTCTGCAGCGCGCCGCTGGTGATGATCGGCGGGCTGATCGTCAGCGTCGCGGTGCTGGTGCCCGAGACATCCGCGACGAGCACGAACTGCTGCAGGTCGCCCGTGTCGATGTAGGACACCGGGTTCACCGCGTTCACGCCGGCAATCGTGAACACGTCGCCGGCCTTCAAGGCGTAGGTGCCCCAACCGCTGGTCGTGACCGTCGATCCGGTCTGGCCTGCGCTGTTCACCAGCGGCGTGCTCGCCGTGAACGTGCCGGTCGTGTGCGTCGGGACGTTCGGATCCCAATACCACTCATCGATGCCCATCGCCGCGCCGGAGAACTGGCCGGTCTTCCAATAGGTGGTGATCTGATTCTGGGGATTGAACTGCGTGAACGCGGTTTTCAGAATCGCGCTCTGCGATTTCGGGTCGAGCACCGCGCAGAATTCGTCGGGGACGCCAACGTTGCGCAGCTTCGCGACCGCATCGGTATACGTGCCTTCCGCCGAGATCGGCGTGCCCGGTGAGCCTGCGGAGTAGTAGACCGACTTGTAGACTTCCGCGCCCGCGACCACGTCCCACTTGTTCGCCTGCGCGGCACCCGCGGGCTTCGTATACCGCTCCTGCACTTCTTCGACGAGCAGGCGGTCATCGGCGCTCGACCACCCCATGCCGACCTGGAACTGATGGTTGACCGTGATCGGGACGGTCTGATTGAAAATCGCCTGCTGCACGAGCGCCTGGCCTTCGGTCACGACGAAGCGCTGTTGAATGCGCGCCTGCACCGTGTAGCCGATTTTTGCGCCGCCGGGATCGTTCTCCCACGTGCGGTCCCACGAGCGGTCGAACTGCCCGATTAACTTGAGATTGTTCTTGAAATTGACGGCGACGTCGGTAGTAACCCAACTTGGACTGATAAACGTATTCAAGCTGCACCCGCCCTTACAGCGGGGCGCGAACGGCTAGGCCCGACGACGACCGTTGCGGTAGTAGAACTGTTCGTGCGCCGCAAGCGAGGCGTCATCACCCGGCGGTTCGTCACCACCGCGCATCGGACCAGTCCGCACCGGATTAGGCGGGCGTGGGACCTGAGATGTCATCACGGGCGCAGTAGCCGATCCGGTGCCGGCAGCTACACTGCGCGTGGAGGGAGACGGCGCAGCGAGGTGCTGCGAAATGAGCGCGAGCGTTTCGAGTTGGTCGAGCGGCGACTGCGCGAGCACGCGCGGGAGCTCGCCGGGATTCTTTTGAAAGTAGTAGAGCACGTCGGCGCCGGTGCGGTGTTCCCAGACCCAGCGGTCGATCAGCGAGCCCTGCGGAATCGCGGAGGGCGCATTGAGCGCAACCTCGTTGAAATCCGGATAGCGGGCCTGCGCGCCGGCCACTTTCTCTTGGAAGGTCTGCGCGAACTGCCGCTGGGCCTGTTGCTGCTGCTGCTGCTCCTCGCGGCGCTGCCAGGTCCAGTTCGCCATCGCTTCCGCGTGCCGCTCGACGGCCAGGTTGTAGTCTTCGTCGGGCTTTAACTGGTCGATGAACCCTTGGAGCCGCGGCGCCTGCGTCGGCGCCGCAGCGCGCGGCTGGGCGGGCGCGGGCGCGGCGGCCGGTGGTGGGGCGGCCTTGCGCAGCGACTCGAGCTCCGCTTCACGCTCACGCAGCTTACGCGTCAGTTCGTTAATGCGGGGCGCATCGGCCGGCGTCGCGGCGTGGCTTTTCGCGCGCTTACCGGATTTGAAGCGGCCTTGTTCATCGCGCTCGCCCGCCGCCGGCTCCGCGTCGTCGGCGCTTGAGGTCGCGGACGGCTCTGGCGCGGCGGCGGCGGGCGTGTCGCGGTCAGTCTGCCCGTGGAACTGTTTTTCGTGGTCGCTCAGCGACAGTTCAGCCGGTTCGGCGGGCGGGCCGCCGGCATCGGGACTCGGAACGGGCAGATCGTCGGCCACGGATGGCCTGTAGTCTGCGCCCGTGGGGCGGGCAGTGTCAAGAATTTGACGATGTCAAGACCTTGACGATCCGCCGGCTGCCAGGCCATCAGGGCGCCGGCCGCTATACTGGATGGACGTATGTCTGTCATTGACGAGCGCGAGCGATTCAGCTTCCCCCGTAAAATGAGCGCCGGCATGGCCCGCCACATGAAAAAACGCTGCTATAGCGTGCGTGCGGAGAAGTGTCGAGCGGCCGGCGACATGGAAGGCTACGCTCGCTGGACCAAAGAAGCCGACGAACCCCTCAGTCTGTCGGCTGGTCGACCACCGATTGCCATCGCCGATAGGCGGCCAGACCGATAGGCGTGGCTAGTAACCCGGTCAAGAGCTCCGCATCGCCATTCCGGAGGCGCTGCTCCATCTCGGCAACGGTGATGCCCCAGGCTTTCGCCTTTTCCGCGACCATCTGATCGAAAATCCCGGCGAACCCTTGCGACGTGGTCGGAATGGTGTGCGCCGGATGCTTCATGCCGTAGAGCTCACCCGTGCGCTTAATCGTGTCGCCAATCCCTTCCCAGACGTAGGCACTGAAGCGCCCGAGCGGCATGTTGTGAGACTTGGCGCCTGTCCGCACGGCATTTTCAATTTGCGCATAGGGGCTAACGCTCTTCGTGCCCATCGTGCCAGGCACCTTGTCTTTGGTCGGCGACACGAAAATGCCCTTATCCCAATCTTCGGCGAGCTTCGCGAAGCGGCGATCGTAGACGCCGACATCGACACCAGTCAGCGCGTGAAACATGTCGTTGACTTTGTCTTTCTGGAGTTTGTCGTAGAGCTCCTGCGCCTCTTGTTCGGTCGGCGCATGGGCGGCGGCTTCCACCCGTTGCAGATTCGGTGCGCGCGTCGCTTCCATCGGCATCTGTGTGCCTGGTGCATTGAAATCGCCAGGGGTCATCGCGCCCATGCTGCCCGGTCGTGACCCGACCGCTGTGTCTGGGATGCGGAACCCAGGTTGGATGATCGGTTCGTTTTTGATTAACCGGCGGAGATATTCAGAGGCGCTGCGCAAGTTATGCACCGGGGCGCTGGCCGGCGAGGTCGAGGCCAGGAATCCAGCCAGCGGCGCGACCCGCTCCTTCCCATACACCCGCTCGAGCGGCCCGCCATACAAATTCCACCACTCTTTGCCGTTCATCACCGGCACGCCGGCCGTATACATCTCATCGAGGCGCTTCTGAAATTCTGGACCGTTGAGAAATTCAGCGAGATTACCGACCGGCACATCGCTGCCCTGCTTCAAGTCAAATACGGCCTTTTGCGCCTTCGGCCACTCGCCGGTCACTGGGTCGCGGACAGTCGTTGATGGCTGCGTCTGGATTTCCCCGAGCTTGACCGCCTGGCGGGCCGTCTCGGCTTTCTGCGATACATCCAGATAGACCAACCCATTCGGCTTATCAACCCACGTCCCCACATAGAGGTCAGGGTTGTTCACCAAGGCGTCGGCGTGCTGCTCCATGAAACGACGCACGGCGGCGGGCGTAAACTTCGCGAGCGGAATCTCTGCCGTCTTCCCGCTTTGGTTGGCATATTTCCCGACCATAAAACCCGTATGCCCAACGTCCTCGATTTCGCCAGTCAAGGGGCGAATGGTCAACCCACCATTCGTCATGGTGCTCTGGTGAATGGTGTTCGCCATCCGGTCTAAGGCCGTCGCCGGACCCGTCTCGGCGCCGGCAAGCTGCAGCGGGGCGTCCGACTTGTCGAGCGCCTTGCTGACTTGCGGCCAGCGTTTCGCGAGGCCGGCGGCTTCCCGCTCGGCCCGTTTCGCGGCAGCGGCTTCTTGCGCCGCGCGTTTCGCCAACGTCCCGCCTGCTTCGGCCTCCGCGCCCGCGGCGCCCGCGCCAGGCTCGAGCGGGCCTGGATAGAGGATGCCGAGCCGATCGCCCATGTCGCGCGTGTCCTGGCCCTCAGCCATGCCCCTGAGATTGGAGGCACCAAGAAGGTCGCCCAGTTGACCGGGCAGCGAGCTCGCCGCCGTGGCGTAGGCATCGCGGATGCGGTCACGGATCGCCTCGCCATAGGTGCGCGCGCGCATCGTGGGCGTCGCGTGCGTGAGCGGCGGGCCGCCAGCCGGCAGGCCGCGCACTTGGTTCGCGAAGCCAGAGTTCGGGTCCGCGCCGATCGAGGCCGCATGTTGAAACGCGCGCTCGATGCGATCGGGCTGCACGACCGCGTTGCCCTGCGCATCCTTCTCGTTCTGGCCCTGGAACACCGTCCGCACCACGGCGTTCCCTTGCGGGTCCTTTTCGTTGGACCCCTGGAACAGTGCGTGGACCTGGCCCTGTTTGCTGGATCAGCAGCTGCGCGCCGAGCTCGGCGTCCGGCCACTCGCCATACGCCTCCGGATTCTGCTCCTTCGCCACGCGCCCAATCGCCGCCGCGAGCTCGGCGAGGTCCATCAGAATCCCCCTTACACGGCCCCTGCGGGCTCAGGCGCGGCCTGTTGCGCGGCCTGGGCCTGTTGCGCCTGCTGCCCCTGCTCGAGCGCCGCCGCGTGGGCCTGCGCGCCCATCGCCGCCTCGTGCTGCTGATCCATGCCGGCCTGCGCCGCCTCGTGCTGCTGATCCATCATCGTCAGCGCCGCCTCGTGCTGCTGCGCGCCCACCCGCGCCCGCTCCTCGAGGAACAGCGCCATCCGGTCGACCTTCGCGCCGAGCTCGGCGACGGTGATCTTCGTCTCGCGGTCGAGCGCCGCAATCCGCTCGCGCGATTCGAGCTCCATCTGCGTGCGCCTGAGTTCAGTCGTGTATTTCGCGTTGTCGCTCTGGATTTCCTGCGACGCATGTTGCAGGAGTTTTTCGGCGTCATTCAACCGCTGCTGGAGCTGCTGCATCTGCGCCGCGATCGGCGGCGGAATCGCGCCCTGGCCTTGCGCCTGCTGCGTGAGCATCTGCTGGATCGGTGGCGCCAGCATCACCTTCGCGCGCTCGGCCATCTCGAGGTGGCCTGGCCCGTCTTGGTTTTTCAGGAACAAGTCGCCAAACCACGTAATGAGCTGCGGATTCGCCTGAATCAGGTCGGCCATCATCGAGGCCTCTTCCTGCCGGCGAGAATCGAAGGCTTTGGTGACGCGCACGACGACGTTGAAGGTGGCGTCCGGCGTCAGCGTGTAGACGGGCGGCGTCGGCGGCGGCGCCGGCGGGCGCATCATCTGCGGCGGCATCCCTGGAGGCGGTGCGCCCATCGGTCCCGGCGGCGGTCCCCCTGGTCCCAGCGGTGTGGGGGCTCCACCCGGCATGGGAGGCGGCCCAGGCAGACCGGGCATCGGCGGGCCTCCAGGCGCACCACCCATCGGCGACGGCAGCGTGCTCGTCGCCCCTTGTCCCATCATCCCCGGCGGCATCATCGTCGGCGTCGGCCGCTGCCCGATCTGCACGGTCTCGGGCTCGCCCTGGCCGTTGATGATCCGCGCGAGCCGGCCGGGTCGCTTGCCGTAGATCGGATACAGCAGGTTGTTGACGATCTGCCCTTCGTAGCGCATCGACCGCCGCAGGTTATTCAAGAAATGCGACGTGCCGTGTTGCGACTGCGCGATCAGGATCGACGCCATCTTGCCGCTGCGGACGCTGCTGTCCTGGTGGCCGATATTCGGGTCCGGCACGCCCGTCGTGCTCTTGATGGCGTTGTCGAACATCTGCACGCTGACGGCGAGGTCGTTGATCGGCGTGTCGACCGGCGTCCGGAAGGGCGGCGGCGCCGGATTGCCCATCAGGTCCGTCGTCTTGTAGGGCAGCGCCGGCAGCGTGCGCGTCGTCGCCGCCTGATACCACGCGCGATACACTTCCCACGTCCCCTCGGCCACCATCCACGGCGGAATCGGCGTCAGGCCCACCGTCTCGACAAGTTTCGAGACCATCGAGTTGTAGCCCTGGTTGCTATCGCGCGCCGGCCGCACCATACCCTCGGCCCGCCGCTCCTGATCGTAGGGGTGGAGTTCCTCGCCAAGCACTTTCACGATCGGAATGTCCGGCCCACCCCAGTCGGTCTCATCGAGCTTCTGCACGCCGTCGATCTTCGCGAATTTGATCACTTTCTCGCTGACCTTCCGCGTGTCGATCGGGGCCACGTCGTCGTCATCAGGGCGCTCGTCCTGCCACACGAACGTCCCGTCCGGCATCGTGCATAGCGTGCGCGCTTTGTGCTCCGTATACCAATAATCCACGACGCGCACGCTCTTGGTGAGCTCGTTCGTGTTACTGAACCACCCCGGCGCCTCGTCGCCGAGCGCCCGCCACTCCATGTCACTGAGGGTCGCCGCGCGGGCCACGCGGTTTTTGCCGAATTCGCGCTCGTAATCCGTAATCGGCATGTCGACCCCGACGAAGCCCCATCCGGCATCGCTGCCGTCGGGCTGTTCGTGCGCCGGATCAAGCAACACACACGCCTGGTTGTAATACCGATGGATGTAGACCTCCTGATCCATCGTTTTGCCCGGCAAGTAGCGCGTCATCACGCCGTAATAGCCGCGACCGGCGATGGCCGCGCGCGACGCGGCCCAGAGCCGCGCATCGGTCGCTTCCGGCGCGCGTTGAATCCCGCGCACCAGGCCTTCGCGCACGTCAATCTCGCGGTCGCGGGCGGCATTCGGCGTCGCGAGCGGCCCGAAATCATCCGCCGCCGCAATCGTGACCGTAAACTCCGCGCCCTCTTCCATGTTGAGGACTTGTCGAACCGGCTCCCTCACCTTATTGATGGTGAGGGTGGGACGCTCAGGAGTGGGCGGCAAATTCCCGAGCGCCTGCTGCCCCTGGCGCTGCATCTTCGCTTCTGCTCCCCACTGGTCACCAGAATAGAAGCGCAGGTCATCGAGCTCGCGCTTGCGCTGCTCGAGATCCGCTTGCTCGGCCTGGCTGAAGCGGTCGCGCGCCAATTTGATGAAATCGTCGTCGGCTTTACTCATCGGCCACCCACTAACCAGCGCAGGCGCTGCCACACGGAGAGGTCTTTCGGGAGCAGCCCGCGCTGCACGGTCTGCAGCGTGGCGAGGTGATCGTCGTGGATCATCGTCAACCCCTCGAGAATCACGACGCGCGTCTCGAGCCGGCGCAGTTCTTCGGCGCACGTCTGCCGCGCGTCGGCGATGCGCTCTTCACTGCCGTGCGCGTGCCGCTCAAGCGCCGTCAACCGCTCGTCCACATGCTCGAGGCGCGCGGTGGAGGCATTGAGATTGGGCAGAATCTGGTGATTGATCGCGTTGGTCTGCGCGTCGATGATGTCGATCGCGTCGGCGCCGACGGTGCGCCGCACCTCACGCCGCAGCGCGCGGGCGGCGCGGCCGTTCACGCCGGCCACCGGTAGTCGTAGTCGCGCCGGATGCGCTCGACATCGAATGTGCAGATCGCCGACGCGGCGCTGATGGTGCCGACGCCGAGCCGCGCCAGGAACGTGCGTCGGTCCATCCGCACGCGGTCGTTCATTGCTCGCTCATCGCCGCGCCGCGGCTGTTCATGCCCGCGTCTCACACATCACTTCGCACCGCGCACTCTCCCGACCGCTCGGCGGCTCAGCCTGCCGAATCACCCGCACCCCCGACGGCAGCGTCTCCACCCGCGCGCCGAGATACGCAACCGCAATCGCCACGACGCGGCGGTTCGAGACCGCCTCGAGCACCATCGCTTCCGCGCGATCCTGTGCGTCCGATCGCTGCGGATCGAACGGCACCGAGATCAGGGTGAGGCCTGACGTCATCCGCGCGCCTCACACAGCACCTCGCACCGCCCGATGTGACGCCCAGTTGAGTGATCGTATTGAATGACCACGCGCACACCGGACGGCAGTTCTTGAGACGTCGCGCCGAGCAGCGCGACAGGATTCGGCACGATCCGGCGTCCCGCCACCGCGTCCAACACCATCGCTTCGGCACGATCTTGCGCAGCGGGCGTCTGCGGATCGAACAGGACGGAGAGTTGCGTCAGGGCCGGCGTCATCCGCGCTTCGCTTTCAGCCGCGCCGCGTAGCTGCTCGCGTGCTCCGGCTTGCCCTTCATCGGGCCGCTGGCGAAATCGGAGAGTTGCGTTTTCGTCATCGCCTGCCGCAGCTGCTTGGCTTTCGGAAACGTCGCGCCGTGCTCGGCGGCGGCCATCAATCGCTGCTGCGCTTTACTCGTGGCCGGCATCAGTGCGCCTCCGCGCGCCACTCGTCGGCGTTCAGGTGCGCGCCCTGGTGCCCCTCGACCATCACGCACCGCCCGCCCATCACCACCGCGTCACACTGCGGCACCGGCGTCACCTCGCCGGCAGACGATCCAGGCGCTGGCTTTGACGGTGGCAGCGGCGGCGGATTCAACATCTGCGGCGTGAGCGCGCCGCCGGCCGTGGGCGACAGCGGCGCCTGATATGGTCCCCAGACCGCGGCCCCTAGCGTGAGCGTCGCCGGGTCCACGCGCGCGAGTTCGTCCAACCGTGCGTCAATCTCGCGGATATCCATCGCGGCATCGGCCACGCCGTGCTGATCGCCCGCGTCCAGCTTCATCCGCGCATACGCCACCAACTGCGCCTTCTGCTGCTCGAGCGCCGCGCGTCGGTCCTCACTCATATCAGCTCCCAGTTTGGCCGCATTCTACACCCGCCTCATGCACAGCCCGCGTGGTAGGCTGGACCCCGATGGCCGACAAGCCGATTCACGACGTGCTGCACGAGCTCGCCGCGACCGCCGACTATCTGCGCGAGAACGGACGGCTGATGCGCGAAACGTCCGAACGGATCGCCGAGATTGCCGACCGCCTCGAGAAAAGCAACGTGTTTTCCCAGCGCGTGCTCGAGCATATCGACAAGGCCATTAACGCCGCGCTCCGCATCGAGGACGGCCCGACGCCCGACGCCTAACGTCGCCCTCACGCCTGCCACGACGCCGCCGGTAACCATCGCCCCGCCGTCGTCTGGTCCCCCCGCGGCGCCACCGGCAGCGCAAACGTCAACGCCAACGCATCCGCATCGTCCGGCGACGCCACCCCCCGCTTCCCCATCGATTCCTTCGACTCCAACACCAATTTGTTGTTCCGCAAGTGAAACCCCGGCCCCGCCAGGTCCAGCGCCAACCGCCCCTTCGCGTCCATCCCCCGCGTATCAATCGCCCCCCGCGTCAACCACTCCTTCATCCGCCGCCACATCGTCGCCCGCAAATTCCCGTCGCCCTTCTCAATCGTCGGCCCGCCGAAATTCACCTCGAACACCTGCTGAAACCCCAACCCCCGCAACCGCACGACCACCGCGGCGCCAAACGCGCTGTCGATAAACACCGCATCGGGCGCGTGCGTCCGGATCGCCTCCACCAACGTCGCCACCACCAACGCCCGGTCATCCGCCGCCGTCTGCGCCCCGCTCAACCGCAGCGCCGGCACCGACCGCGCATCCAACCCGCGCCGAAACCGCCCCACCGTCCACGCCGACCCGCCCCCGCTGACATCCACGCCCAGAATCAACGGCTCCCCCGCCAACGGCTGCACCGCGTTCGTCTGCGCCGCCGCAATCCGCCCGCTGTCAATGAACTGCGTCTCGTCCGCCCGCGGCGGCACCCCCCGCACATGCACCCGAAAAAAATCCTCGTCCTCGTCCCCGCCGGCATCCTCGAGCCACTCCGCAATGAACGCCGGATTCGGCATCCGACACGTCCGCGCATCCACCACCCGCGTCGTCCACCGATCCCGCCCGCTCCCGAACACCGCCCGCCACGCATACCCCGTCGTCCGCGTCGGATTGAAAAACATGAACATCATCGGCTCGCCATCCGTCAACCCGCCCTCCGCGGCTTTGAAAATGGCGTCGTCAATCCCGGAGGCCTCATCGAAAATCATGAAGCTGGTCGACGTCGCGTTATGCTGGCCTTGAAAGGCTTCGCTGTTCTCCGGCGCACACGACGCCGGCGTCACCTTCCACGATTCCCGATACCCCTTCCGATACAGCACCTGCGAATTAATCTCAAACCAGTGGCCGGTAATACACCGCTGCGTCCACGTCCGAATCGCCGCCCACGTCTTCTCGCTCAACTGGTCGTTCGTGTTCGCCGTCACCGTCCCAATCGCCCCACGCCGCGTGCTCATAATCCAATCCACTAACCACGCCGTCATCGCCCCCTTCCCCACCCCGCGCCCGCTACTCACCGCCACCCGAATCGGCAGCACCGCCGTGTGCCCGTCAAACCGCCGCGCCCGCACCTGCCGCCCAATCTCCTCCAGCAACTCCGCCTGCCACACGTCCGGCCCCCGATACGCCTCCAGCACCCCAGGCCGCCCCCACGGATACGCCCGCCGCACAAACCCCAACGGATCCCCAGCCACCGCCGCCATCGCCTCGTGCAGCTCCCGCTCCACATCCCGCCCAACTGCCTCCATCACCCCTCCACAGGCCCGCCACGCCACGACCGCCGACCCCGCCAGGCCCGAGGCCGACCAGACGCCCGGACGCGTCCTAGGCGATATTCACGGATGAGCTTCTCCCAGCCCCCCCACCACGCTGCGGATGAGCTTCTTCCCAGATACGCCCGCCGGTGGGTGGTGGGGAGGGACCCAGACCGAAATCGCGCAGGCTGGAGGTCCCAGCCCCCCCCCGCCGGCCGGGGGTCGTTTGTGCCAGGCCTCACCCTGTGACGGCCGTGCGTGGTTGGCATGGTTGATGCCCACAATTCCTTCATTTCCTTTAGAATCAACGACTTGCAGGTTAACATAACGTGACGTATCGGACTCAGGGTTAATCCTTAGGGATTTCAGTGGGCGTGAGAGGCAGAACCGTCTCTTCCACAACATCTTGTGGTGCCTCGATCTGTGCTTGGGCGAGGCGATTCGCCACCTTCCAGCTGTCCAACCGCGCCAGGAGCTCTTCGCTGTTGTGGATGATCACTTCCTGCTCCTGCTCCTTCGGCTTGTCGATCGCGCGGTTCATCAGGTCCGTAAAGGCCGCTGTCGAGGGGTCTTTCTCCCAGACTTCGACGCCGAGGGCGCCGGCTGCGAGCTCCTCTGGCCCGATGCGCCTGAATTTGCCGCTGTCATCGCGCGCCACGAGGTAGCGCAACCCCTTTGCCTGCGCGATTTGCGCGTCAATCATCGCCGCCATGTCGTCCATGATGCGGGCGCGCACCAGATCGCGGGCGATCCGCTTCGATATCAGCCCGTTCTTTGGCTGCGTAAAGCCGAGCGACTCCCACGCGAGTTTCTCGGGATCACTTTCGCCCCCGTTCGGACCTGGGGACGCGGGAAGGTGCGCGTCGGCCTTCCTATTCAGGGCCTCGTGGTCGCGCGTCGGCTGTTCCCACCGTTCTCGGTTCTCACGTGTTTCCATATACATACCTACTCCGTATCACCATGGTATGAAAAAGGTAGGAACAGAGAGAACAGAGAGAACAAAGGCCGCGAATATTGACGCAAATCGTTCCCACCGTTCCCACTGTTCCCACCTCCAACCACGTTATTTGTCCTCTTTTGACCACACCCAGGTGGGGATATTAGCGAGGCGGGCGCGTTTCCGTGTCCACCTCGCGAGTTTGAGGATGCGGGCGACGCGCATCTGGTCGGCCTTGGTGGCGCGGTCGATGGGGATGTGGAGGGGGCCGGCGAGGATGTCTTTCAGTTGGAGACTTTCGCCCCCCTTGCATTGGCGGGCGGCCCACTGGAGGATCGGCAGCGTCCATTCGTCGTGGTGCTGCCGCTCGCCTTGGACGGTGGTGGTGGCGGGGGGCATGTCCCACCAGGTGGCGCCGGCGTCGACGGCGGCGACGGCTTCGGCGAAGAGTTGGGGGCGGTCGGCGGTGAGGGCGGGGAGGTCGATGGTGCCGCAGCGAATGGGCCAGAAGCGCCGGAGGCCGGTCTCATCCGTGCCCCACTCGTCACTATTCGTCGTGCCGGCCATGACCGTCTGACGCTGGAAGCGCACGACGGCGCGCCCATACGTTGGGCGATAGTCGTCGTGCGGCGCCGACAACATATTCTTCACACTGGTGACGTCGGCCTTGGAGAAACTCTGGAGCTCGGCGATCTCGAGGAGCCAGACGCCGCGCAGGCCTTGCAGGAAATCTTTACTCCCGACCGTGGCGTGCGCGATGGAATACCAGGCACCACCGAGCACCTGGAGGGCGCTGGATTTCTTGATGCCTTGGGCGCCCTCAAACACCGGCATCGTATCCAGCTTGCAGCCAGGCGTGAGAATGCGCGCGGCGAGGCCGATGAAAAAGTTCGTGCTGGCGCTGAGCGTATAGAGGTCGTCGTCGGCGCCCCAGTAGCGCGTGAAGGCTTGCTCGAGGCGCGGCGTGCCATCCCAGACGAGACTGCGCAGCCAGTCGCGGACGACGTGCGTCGTGCGCTGGCGGGCGACGAGGCGCACGGCGGCGGCCACGGTGCGTTCCTGAATGTTGACGAGGCCGGTCTGGTCCTGCATGTAGACGGCGAGGCGGGTGTCGTCATCATCGCGCCAGGGGCGTGGCGCGGAGGCGCGGACCTGCACCTGGTCGAGAAAATCATCACGCCAGATGGTGTCGGGGCCGAGGGTTGGGTCGTGTTGGAGGACGCGCACGGCGTTGGTGAGATTCGGGCGCGGGCCTTTTTCGGAGCAATCGAGGATGGCGAGCCAGTTGGGCGCCGTCATGCGTCATCGCGATTCGCGGGCGACGGGTCGACGGGAGACACGGGAGCAATCGGGATGGAAACGGGAGCAACGGGAGAAACCGGGCGCCCGCGCGTGGCCTTGCCGCCCTTGGCGCCGGCGACGGCGGCTTCGGCCTTCGTCCATTCGTGGGCGGTGCCTTGAACGTGCGCGGCGACGCCACCCTGCCGCGCGCGGGCTACACGGACGTCGGTCGGGAGCAATGCAAAGCCACGGCGTGCGGTCATGCCGTCGTCTCCAGGGTGCCGAGGTGTAAGCGGCGCGCGACGGTGGCGAGGAGGAGCGCGTCGGCCGTCGCGAGCGTGATTTTAACGCTCGGATACAGCTGCTGCGCGCGGGTTTTTAACCGCTGTTTATCGCCGCCGCTAAGGCCGCCGAGGAGGCGCTGCCAGCGTTGCGGCAGGAGCTCCTCGAACGGAATCTTGGCGGCGGTCAGCGCCATGCGACAGCGGCCGTAACCCGCGCCGAAGGTGAAGGCACTGGTCACGCCCATTTGCGGACTCGAGTGAACTTTTTCGAGCACGGCGCGCGTCTCGGTGGTCGGCAAGAGGGCACAGAGGTCCGCGTCGGTCGCCGGCATCTTCACGGCCCAGAGGCAGCGGCCCTCGTCGTCCACGAGCGCGAGGCCGCCGCTGACGCCGACGTCGATGCCGAGATAGTTCATATTTCAATCTCGGCGTAGTCCACCGGCTCCAGCACGACGCGCGGCGCCGGCCCCTCACACGCCTCACACCGCACCAGCACGCGCGCGACGCCGGCAATCACGAGCTCGCACAGCGGCGTGCCTGGCGGCAGCACCCGGTCGCAGCCGCCACAGCGCACGCCGAACGTGCCGAACGGGACGCGCGTCCAGGCCTTCATGCGCTCACCTTCAGGCAATCCATCGAATTTTCTGTTGCAGGGGATAGCTATCCGTCGCCGCCGGCCGCGCCGCGCATCGCCAGCCGCCGCCCGCGCTGATGCCGTCGCGCGTCCAGCCGGCACCGCGGAGACTGGCCCCGTTCTCATCGATGAGCGTGTAGGTGATCACCTTGCGATACCCCATTGCTTGCGCCGCACGTTTCGCGGCGCCGTAAAGAAACGAACACGCATTGCGCGTCCCGTCAGTCGCCACGCGAATCACTTCCGCCGTCACGCCGTCATCTAGTGCCCGCGACACCGGTCGTCCCACGATAGCCACGCCACAGAGCACCCCCCCCCGTTCGACGGAGAGCGCAAATTTGCCGCCTTGTGGCGCCTCGTGGTGCCGATGCCACTGCGTCACGATCAGCCGCGCATCGTGCAGACTGATCGGTCGCAGCACCAACGGCGTCTCGCCCATTACCACGTCTTCGGCGACCAGCCGAGTTCTTCCTGGCGCACCGGCGCTTCTGTGCCCGCCGTCGTGCGCAGCCGCGCCGCCCACCCGCGGGCCCGCGCCGCCGATCGCTTGTCGTAAAAACTCTTCGGTCTGCCCTTCGCATCGACCGCGTTCTCGGCGTCGTTCTTTTTCGCGAAGTAGTCGTAGACGAGCGCCAGCTGCTCAAGGAACGCCGGCGGGCAGAGCGACATGCGCGTGCCCTTGAAGTCGTCGCCGCTCCAGTCGCGGGGCTTCACCTTCACGAGCTCGTCGGCGTCGGGCAGGTCGAGCTCGGTGTCGCCGGCGTGGACCGGCGCCGCGGCGCCGACCGTGACACCGGCCGCCTTGCGCGCGAGGCCGACGAGCGCATCGAGGCTGCGGTCGATGTTCTCGAGCGTCACGAGCACGGCGCCACGCCACTGCGCGGCCATCTCCGTATCCGTCAAGGGTCACCTCCTACCGCCAGCGTTTCCCGATCAGGCCGAGCGCCCAGAGCCCGACGACGATCGCGATCAGCACCCACGCCGCCGTGGTCACGCTCATCGCGCGGCGCTCAGCGCCGAATCGGCAGCAGCGGCACGTCGCCGACGAACATGCGGAGCAACCAGAGCACCACGACCAGAATCACCACCACGCGAATCACCGTCTTGATCCCCGCGTCCATGGGAATCTGCGTCTCGACCAGCCACAACAACACGCCGACGATCACGAGGATCACGACTAGTTCGATGAGCCCCATCGCTTCGGCCTCCCTTTTAATTACTTGCCCCGCAGCGCAATCGCGGCATTCGCCGTCATCACGCACTCCCGCAGCTTCCGCAGCGCGGCGGATTGGTCGGCGCAGACCGGCGTCAACTCGATGAGCGTCACCGAGAAGTCGTAGGCAGCGTTCCGTAGCTTCTCGTAAGTGATCTGCTGGTCGGCGTCAGGCGCGTGGTAGGTAAAGATGTCTCTAAGTTGTGTGAGTTGCTCGTGCGTGATTGTTGGCATAGGCTCCTCAGTTCCTAATCAAATTCTTCGGCGGCATAGAGGCCGTCGAGCACATCGGGATACACTAGGCGCGCGAGCTTCGTCGCCGCACGGGCGACACACATATCGGCAGGATGTTTGCCCCAGGCGCTCGTCGCAAACTTCGCCGGCTCCTTCGACCAGGCCTGCCGCGCCTCCTCGATCGTGAACGTCAGCACCGTATCGGTGGGGTCGCCGTCGCGGCGCGTCACGAACGTGGCGTGGTCGGGCGCGCGTTCGGTGCAGCGGAAATACTGCGCCTTGCCGGATTTGAGGATCAGCGCGTGGATGGCGCCGGCGCTCAACGTCGGCTTGCCTTCGATGATGTGAAACGCGCGCAGACTCGCCATCGCCTGGAAGCCGAGCTCGCGGCCGGCGAGCACGGTGGCGAGCACCGCTTGCGGCGTGCCGTAGGCGCTGAACAACCGCGACTGAAACATCCACGTCGAGAGCTCTTTGGCCTCGGTGATGTCTTGCGGCTCGAGTTGCCGCTCGAACGCTAGCCCCGCACTGTCTCGTCGCACCATCGCGCGAGGTGGGTCTGGATGATCACCATTTGCCGCTGGTGCAGTTCGAGGAGGCTGCACACCAAGAGCAGGAGCACCTCCTCCCGCGTCAGCAGGCCCGTCTCCGCGACCAGCACCGCGCTCTGCGCCATCGGCTCCGTCCGCGCCAGCGCTTTCAGGTCGTCCCACGTCTTCATGCGTCTCCTCCGGCATCAGCGTCTCCATCGCAAACGCGATATCGTCGTCGGCGCCGAACGCCGCGGCGTCCGCCGGCACGCGCGTCTGGAAAATCTCCGCGAACGGAATCGGGGCATCGGTGCGCAGGCGGATCAACGACCGCGCCGTCTCGAAGCGCGAGGGCTCACCCGAGAAAAAGTCGATCAACGATTTCCCGATGGCCGGCGTGAGCGACGCCTCGCCGCATTCAATCGCCGCCCACAGATCCTCAAGCGTGCCGTAGGTTCCGAGCAACTTCGCCGCGGTCACGGCGCCAATCCGATCCGCGCCCTGGACGTTGTCGCTTTTGTCGCCGACGAGGGTTAAAAAATCGCAGAACTGAGTCGGGTGGACCCCGAACTTTTCGACCACTGCCGCCGCGTCATAGGTGCGTTCGGTGGCGGTGCCGAGCGCCGGCCGAAAGACGTGCACGCGGTCGCAGACGAGCTGTAGTAAATCTTTGTCGGCCGAGATGATCAGCACGTCGGCGCCGTCGCTGTCGGGCGGCTGCGCGGCGGCGACCGCCGTCGCGATCAGGTCGTCGGCTTCAAAGCCGCGCGCGGCCCAGATCGGAAACCCGTCGCCGCGCAGGATGTCGATCGCGACGCTGCCCTGATGATACAAGGCCGCATCGCGTTCGGCCGGTCGGTTCGCTTTGTAGTCCGTGCTGATCTCCGCGCGAAACGATTTCCCGCTATCACAACAGATCGCGACGTGCGGATGGGCGCTCGCGAGCGCGCGGATTTTCGCGACGACCTGCACGCTCGTAGCATTCGGGTCGGAGTCCGTGCTCGCGAGCGCCCACGTCGGATGCAGGATCGAACTAAAATCAACCACCACTAAGCGATCACTCATAGGTCAATCCAATCGAGCCACACCTTGCCGTGCCCTACCATGCCGAGCCTTGCCTCGCCTCACCATGCCGTGCCCAACCCCGCCTGCCACACCTTGCCGGGCCGTGCCGTGCCTCGCCGTGCCTCGCCATACCACGCCTGCCGTGCCCCGCCGTTGCCATGCCGCGCCATACCTAACCAGACCAGACCTCGCCGGCCTTCCCTCGCCCCGCCACGCCAGACCGCGCCAGGCCAAACCTCGCCGCGCCAAACCTGACCTTGCCGGCCACACCGCACCGCGCCTTGCCATGCCAAGCCTTGCCCTACCGGGCCAAGCCGCGCCCTATCTCACGCCGCTGATACGGCGCCTTCTATCGCGGTCCGCGCGCGCCGCACCGCTTTCACGATCTGATCAAATTCGCTATAACGATCTTCAAACGCGCGCAGCTCCGCCGCCGCCTGCTCGATGGCCTGCGCCAGCAGCTCGCTGTCCTCGACGACGCGCGCCATCGGCACATACGCGCGCTGCCGCTCGTCGCCGACTTGTTCCACGAGACTGACGAACGCGCGCAGCACGCGCGGCGCCTCGCGCGGGTCGCTCCGCGGGTGCACGACGCGAATCGACGCGAGCACATGCCGCGCCTGGTGCTCGCGGTGTAGTTCCGCCGCGCGCACGTCGTCCCATTCAAAGCACGGATGCAGCGCGGACGCCTCATTCCGCGCCGCGTCTACGACTGTGCGCGGCGTCAGCCGCCCGCCGTGTTCGGTCTGGAGCGTGTCGAGTTCATCGCCGACCGTTTGCGCCGGCGCCGTCTTGTTCGTCAGCCGACATGCCTTTGCCCATACGTATGCCGCCATGCGTCCTCCGTCTGATGAAAAAAACCATGCCACGCCAAAGCGCCACCCCGACTCGCCCCGCCCGGCCACGCCTCGACATGCCTGCCAAGCCCCGCCATATCACGCCCGGCCGTGACGGGCCGTGCCTTGCCGGCCACGCCTTGACTGGCCCAGCCATGCCGGACCCAGCCAGACCAGACCATGCCAGGCCTTGCCGGCCTTGCCGGGCCGGGCCAAGCCTGGCCTCGCCATGCCACGCCTTACCAGACCGTGCCCTGCCGCGCCACGCCGGCCTTACCAGACCTAGCCCAACCCAGACGCGCCGGGACCAGCCACGCCCAACCCCACCCCGCCTCACCTGCCAAGCCACACCGGACCCAGCCAAGCCATGCCACGCCGTGCCTTACCCCGCTCAGCCCCGCCGTGCCGGGCCAGCCACGCCACGCCGTGGAGGACCAGCCGCGCCAGGCCTCGCCTAACCTCGCCACACCGACGCCGTGCCATGCCTCGCCGCGCCCAACCAGGCCGGCCTTGCCCAGCCACGCCACGCCCGACCAGACCCCGCCTTGCATTGCCTTGCCGGGCCTGCCACACCCGACCAAACCGCGCCGCGCCTTACCGGACCTGACCGTGCCGCGCCACGCCTGCCCTGCCGGCCATGCCCTACCCGAACTTGCCAAGACGCACCTCGCCCCGCCGGGACCGACCGTGCCTGCCGCGCCATACCCGACCAGGCCACGCCTCACCGCGCCGCGCCGTCCGCGACGGGCCTGACCACGCCGGACCTGCCTCGCCCGGCCACGCCTCACCATGCCTCGACGTGCCTTGCCTGCCTTGTCGGCCTCACCTACACCGCCGGCGAATCCGCCTGCGTCGCCACAGAAAATCGTCCGAATTGCCCATTTCGCTCCGGCCGCCACTCGCCAATCCCGACCCCAAAGCCCGCGAGGTTCAGTAGGTTGACAATCTGCGCCGGTGAGATCGCGGAGGCGTTATAGGAAATCCTCACGGTCGCCCGCCACGTCGGAAACCATCCGCGGAACCGAATATCCGCCGTGCCCATCCCGATCCGCACCATGTCCCCACCAGCGCGCATGACCGGCGTGCCGTCAATCTCCACGAATTCACCCTGCACATGGATCCGCCGCCGCATCTCGGTCTTCTTCGCGCCATCGACGTCGCCCGCCGCCGTGATCATCGCGTTCTTGAACGCGATCGATGGAAACCCGAACCGCGCCTGCGCGACATCCTCGAGCGTGGGGTTCTCCGGCATCGGCGTCAGCCAATAGAGCGACTCCACGAAATCGCGATGGGGATCCTTCGCGACCTTCGCGGTCTTCGCTTTCTTCATCTGCTTCGCGAGCATTTCCTCTCTCGCTTTTTTGCTCCAGGCATGACTAACCAATCCGGTCTCACCGATGACGACGACTTCCATCTCCTGCACGTCGATCTTCGGGATCGAAATCGGCGTGTCGATGCTCACTGGGGCAGTCTTCGAGCCTGTGCTTTTCGCCATGTGGTCCTCACGGTTCCGCTGTGACCGCCTGTGGTGTGCGCGGGCGGTCGGTCGCGCATGGCGCCGTGAAGCCGGCGCCGAGCTCGTCGTGACTACTTCACGGCGATCCGAGATCGCCAGGAATGTCAACGGACCTGTTGCCGTGCAGGCAATCAGCCAACGTGGAAAACACGACGACGCGAGCGGCCCTCGGATCGCTGAGAAGGAGGCCCGCCCCTAATAACTCGCTCACGACGGCATTGCTAAGGTCCCGTAATCTCTCGCCGCGTTCGCCGGCGCGGGCGTGGTCGTGCGCTTCGGCCTGGCGGATCTCGTCCTCGTGCCTCACGACGGCACCTCCGAGAACTGCAAATCGGGATGGCGCTCGGCGAGGTGCTGCCGATAGCGCTCGCGGAGCTCCAGGCTGATCGCGACCGCGTTGGTGCCGGTCTGCACGGCCACCCACGGGCAATCGATGCAGCAGATCGACGCCTGGACGGTGAGTCGCGGCGGCGGCGGAAACGTCAACAGGGTGGCGCTCATCGGCCGTTCTTCCCGTCGGTGTAAAGGTGATCGACGCGCCACTTTTCCGAGACGTAGACGGCGCGGTCCCGTGGCAGCAGTGGCCGATGCCGCGCGAGCCACAGCGCGACGAGCAACGCGCCGACGACGGCGAGGCTCATGATTGTGAGTCCTCCGATTCCGCGGTTATCGCCATCTGCCGGTAGCTCTCCCAGTAGTCTGGAAAGGCATCCCGCAAGCGGCCGCGATTAACGAGATCGGCCTGCCGGTAGAGGCGCGCGAGTTGCTGAATGAAGCCGCCGCCGAAGCGCAGCATCGCGTCGATGATGTCGGCATCGTCCCCAGCGGGACTCGTGTGCGTCATTTCACGCCTCGCCCGGCCGCTCGGCGCCCAGCTTTGAAGTAACGCGATGCCGTGTCCTCCTCCTCGCCATCGAGCCACGCCTGCAGCTTCTTCCCGCTGAAGCGCGGGCGATTCCCCAGCCGCGGCAGCAGTTCGAAGCGCGCGAACTCGCCCCGCTGGTAGAGCTCCCAGGTGCGGGACGCGCCGAGCCCCACGAGCTCGGCCAGGTCGCGCAGCACGAGCACGGCCGGCAGCGCGTCGCCGGCACGAAAGCGGGGCGCGGTCAGGGTCGGACTCATGCGCGTCCCCCCGCCATCACCTCGGCCTGGCGGCGCCGCTCGTCGCGGGCGGCCGCGCGCGTGACCTGCAACTGCGTCGGCTTCATCTCGGGCCAGGCGATTTCGAAGGGTTGCACCTCGAGCATGCGGGCAATGGCGGCGCGTTCGTCCTTCCGGAGCGGCGCCCCTTCGCCATGCTCGATTTGCCAGTACCGGGTCTGCGTCATGCCGATCCGCGTCGCGATCTGGTGTTGGGTCAGTTCCCGTTCCGCGCGGAGCACCCGGAGGGTCCGGGCGGGGCGCGACCGTCGAGGTAGTTTGCCCATGCCGGAATCTATACGTGACAAACCGCGGGTTTGTCTATAAAATAAAAATTCCAAATGGAAAGACAACCACAGGCGCGCGCCCGGGCTCGTTACAATCGCAAGAAGATGCCACGCACCAAGGTGCCGCACCCGCTCGATGCGGCGCTGCGCAAACACGTCCGCGACCTCAATCCCTACCAAAAGGGCATCGCGGAACGGATCGGCCGCAGTCAGAGCTGGCTGAACAAGTATCTGAACGGCGCCGGGAAGGCGACGATCGACGACGTTATTCGGCTCGTCGCAGTCGTCGTGCTGGGCGTCGACGGGACGCCATCTTTGACCGCGGAGCAGCGGAAACTGTTGCGCGATTGGGAAGGCTTGCCGAGTGAAGGCCGGCGAGCGGTAAAAAGCGTGCTGGCGATCTGGAATATGCGTCGTCGCGAGCAGCACTCAAAATCATCCGCGCGAGCGGAACAAAAAAATCACGGGACAACTGGGAGATCGCCCGGCACACGCTGACACGGCTGGGAACGGTCGACATGGGGATCACTCCTTTAGAAGCAGTGCACCCGGCCAGTTATCGCCGGAACCATTCGCCAAACGCAATTGGAAATTCAGTGCAAGCCGCGGTTTCTGTGCAGCGCGGACACAAACCGGACAAAAGTGGAGAAAGTAGGAGTTTTATGAGCAGGGGACGGACAACGCCGCTACCGCCGGGAGTCTCGCGCGAACCAGATGGACGCCTCCGCGCCCGCGTCAATGTCGGCGGCCGTCCCGCCTCGCGACGCTTTCCGCCAGACACCGACCCCGCCGTCGCCGCGGCGTGGATTGAAACGACGCGCTGCGCCCTCACCGACCAGCGCGCGGACTATGGCGATGCGCCGCTCGTGACCCACCGGCCGGCGCGGGATGGGAGCAGTTCGCTGGAGACGGAGGTCGCGCGGTATCTCCCACAGATCGCCGGGCGGCCGAGCACGAAGGCGGATACGTCGCACCTGCGCGCCTGGCTCGCCGTGGTGATCGAAGGCGTGCGGCTCGGGACGCTGCGCCGCTCGGCCATCACGACCGAGCTCGTCAATCTCGCCATCGCCCAGTGGCGCACGATGCCCTCGTCACACACCGTGCGCCGGGTGCGGGTGATGGCGCACGACCGCGACGGGCACACGATGCCGGCGTATGAACGGAAGGCACCCGTCACGAGCGGCGCCGTCGTCTCAGACCGGACGATTCGGCATCGGTGCCGCGTCCTCGCGGATCTGTATCACGCGCTGGACGGGAAACGCGCGATCACGCCCGTGGACGATGCCAAGCTTCCGAAGCTCCCGAAGGACCATCCCATCGGCGTCGACGTCTCGATCGTCTTGGCGGTCGCCTGGAAGCTGGCGCAGGCCACGGTGTCCAGGCCGCGTGTGCGGGCGCCGCACGATCCCGAGGCGTATGCGGCGCGCGAGGCGGCCAGGCGCCGCGACTACCAACAAACCTACGCGCGGTATGTCGTGCTCGTCACGACCGGGCAGCGACCGTGTCAGGTCATGCGCGCGCAGCCCGAGGATCTCGATCTGGAGCTCGGCACGTGGCTGGTCCGGAGCGCGAAGCTTGAGCCCGCGCACACCATCACGTTAACGGCGGATATGCGCCAGGCCTGGCAGGCGTTCATCGACGCCGAGGCGTGGGGCGACTACGACACGACGACGCACGCCAACCGGGTGCACGAGGCCGGGTGGCCGCGCGGCGTCCGGCCCTACAACGCGCGCCACACCCTGATGATGGATGCGCTGAAGGCCGGCATCGACCTGGGCGATGTCCAGGCGCTCGCCGGCCACACCAGTCCGTTGACGACCCGGCGCACATATGCGCCGCACCAGATCGACCGGCAGCGCGCCGTGACCCAAAAACTTGAGGGGCGGATGAAGGATCTGTTTGCGCCGCGGCTGGTGAAAAAATGACCGCCCGTGGAGCAGTCCGGTAGCTCGTTGGGCCACGGCCCAAAGGTCGCGAGTGCGACATGCCTGGGCAAACCTTCTGGGCAAGTCGATTTGCCCAGGCCAGAAAATGGCCGGAAAAGAGCGGATGTTGCCGCAGGTTGACTTGCCCAGACCGGTGGCACTTTGAGGTCGAAATCGGTGATTTTGTTAAGGAAAGGTGGTTGCGGGGGCGGGATTTGAACCCGCGACCTTTGGGTTATGAGCCCAACGGAAGATCGGGCAACAGATAGAGACATAAGGGTTTAACGACGTTACTCTTTCCTGCCTAGCCAAAAATCCACGACTTTCCGCCCAGTTTGAGCCTGTTTCCACATCGCACTTGCAAATCATGGCAAGCTGGAAGATTATTCCGTTTAGAAATTTCATGCGTCCGCCGAAAGAACCTGACGCCGACACCGCCCGCCGCCGGCGGCGCATCACAGAACAACTCCAGCGCTTCAGCGAAGACGACGTGCGGATCGTCGAAGCCTTGACGGAGCATCTTGATCAACGGTCGTCGCCTCATCAGGCTCTCGATGCGACCGGTAAGGACTCCCCCCTCGTCGCGGCGCTGATCCAGAACGTGCGCCGAATCGCCGACTGCTCCCACGCTTCCGCAGCCGGATTGAACCGCTTCCTCGAGGCGATCCTCGCGACCGAACCCCTTGGGTCGTAAAAACAAGCCTGCCGTGCTCGTGAGCCAGCGCCCGCCCGTCGTGAGCCCGTACCTGACAAGCCGAGAGGCGCTCGTCTACCTTCGCCTCAAGTCGTTGTCGGCGCTCTATCACCACATCCGCGAGAACGCGCTGCCGGTGTTACGGGCCGGCGGGGATCTGCGGTTCGACACGCGGGAACTCGATGCGTGGTTGCGCGGGACGACGGCGATCGAGATCGTGCGGACGCGGAGAAGTCATTGTTGATGCGGGTCACAGCGGCGCCCCGTCCGGCCGTCGGCCGCCGTTGCCGAATCCGCGGGCGACAAGCAACCCTGGCGCATTGCCGCACTCGAAGCCTTTGAGGTTGCCGATGTCCTCGTCAGCCAGCCGCTCGTCGCCGTCGTCATCGTTGTTGTATTGACAGGTGGCGACGGTTTCCCACACCACGTAGTCGATCGGGTGCCCGCGGCCGCTGTCGCCGAGTCCCCAGACACCGCCCGGTGCCAGGCGGTCGAGGCCATCCGTGACGCGCGCGGCCATCATGCCGGCCGTCCAATACGGATCGCACTGGTAGCAGATGCCGTCCACCTTGCCGTAGTTGGCGTTCCAGAAGTCGCTCGGCGTTTCGTGATTTTCCTGCCAGCTGATGTAGTGCGGATAGAAGTGCAGCATGATCAGGCACCGCATCCCGATCAGCGCGGCGTCGTGGTCGATCATCTGCCGGCAGACGGTGGGCGACCAGAAGTTCATCTCCCAGGCCGGCGTTTCGACCTGCATCGCGCCTTCCGACAGCAGGCGCTCAATCAGCGCATCGGGCGCGGCGAGCTCCGGCGGCGCACTGCGCTGCTTCGGGAGCGGCGGCCGGCGGAAGCGGTCGCGCAGCCGGTTCAGCGTCGGGTCGCGCGGCGCCGACTTCCCCATCGACGGCGTGTAGTACTTCGACCGCATCAAGTGATGCACGAAGAGGCCCGCCTCGCGGCAGCGCACACTCATCGCCACGTAGTCGTCTTCGCTCTGGCCGTTCGCGAAGCTGTCCTGGGGCGAGAGCGAGATGTGCGTGTAGCCGTAGTCCCGATGCATCCGCAGAATGATGTCTTCCCACTCGCGGCCGTAGCGGTCGAGAAAATACGTGAGCACACGCGACTGCGCCGGCCCGTCGGCGCCGCCCGGCACGCGCGGCAGTCCCGGCACCGTCAGCCCCCAGGCATCGCCGCGCCACCAGCGCACGTCGGCGTGCGGCGGCGGCTCTTCGCGGAGCTCGGTGTAGACCGGCAGCGGGGCGCCGGTGTCAGGGTCGACGGTGTCCGTGTCGAACGGCGGGAGCGGCGGGCGCACCACAATCACCGGCGGCGGCGGCTGCGGCGACGACAGCAGCGGCCAGGTGTGCGCGTAGCCGGTCATACGTTCGGAATCTCGTCGGTGTAGGGCAGCAGGTAGACCGGGCCGGCGTCGCCAATCGGCGCATACACCAGGCGGTCGACCTTGAGCAGGGCCGTTTCATACGGCCCCGCACTGCCCGCCGGCCGCGTCTCCAGCGTGCCATCCGGCTGCACCGAGAGCACCGTGCTGGCGCCGGCGGGATACGTCACCGTGACGCGGTCACTGTCGTCATCGAGATGGTGCACTTGATGCGGGCCGATCGCGAGCACCGCGGTGGCACCGGTAGACGTGGTGCGACTCGCCGCCGTCTTCGACTCAGACATAACGCTCCTTCTTACGGGTTCAGTTCAGAGATGGCCCGCGGCCCTTCCACGATACCCAGCCGGCCCGCGGCGGTGCGCAACCAGCCTTCAAGTCCTGACCGCTGTCCACTGATGATCGCGTCCGCGATGCCGGTCTTGACGTTGGCTGAGAGCGACTGATAGCGTGGCGACGCCAACACCTGTTGCGCCAGCTTCGCCACCTTGCCGACCGCCCACGCCTGGCCGAGCGAGCCTTTGATGGCCGCGCCGGCGACCTGCCCCGCCCCTTCCGCCATCGGCGCCAATAGCCCGCCGACTTGCCCGGTCTTCCGCAACACCGTCGCGGTCATCACCGTGTCGAGGTCTTTCCAGAACGCGAATTCGCGATTGAGCGCGGCGAGGTCTGGACGGTCGCTCTGGACGATGGAGCGGATCGCGTCCCCGCCCATCTTCTTCGCCCACTTCGCCGACTCGGTCGGGCCGATCTGGCCAAACGACGGCGTGGCATACGCGATTTCATCCCAGGCACGGCGCAGGCCGACGAGATCATCCACGCTCATATCGTTGCCGTGTGCCTGCACGATCTGCTTCAGCCCATCGATCTGTTTCACCTTCGCAGGATTCAGGGCAATCGCGATCTGCACCTGACCGCCTGGCATGGATCCAACGACTGTCGCGCTCGGAGGCAGCGCCGCCGCTTCAGCGGCCGACACGATCCGGGTCTTGACGTAGCGCGCTTTCGCGGTATCCAGCGCCGCCATCAGCCGCTGTGGCGCGTCCTGCACGGTGTCGCTGCCGTAGACCGACAGCGCCTCATCGATGGCCTCACCGGCTTGCTGTCGCGCGGCGTCGAAGACATCAACCGCACCCGCGCGTGTCCGACCGAGCGCCCCGAGCACCTCGCTGCCACGGTCCAATATCTCCGGCGTGCGCTTCTCCACGATCGCCTTAAACGGTTTCGTGGTCGGGTTGAAGAACTTGCCGACATTCACCTCAGCACTGCTCTTGAGCGTGTCCGCGATCTTAGACGCCACCATGCCGATGGTCGGCACTGCGGCAGAGACGCCAGCGGTGACGCCAGCCGCCGTGTTCGAGCCGCCTTGCGCTTTCACCAGGGCGGCGTTGCCGGCGGCGCTGACCGCCGCCTTTGGTATCAACGCCGCGAGTTTCGGGCTGAGCACTCTCGTGAGATACGGCGCCGCGAGCTCGCTCGCCTTCACACCGGCGGCTTCGACCGCGCGTGTCGGTGCAAGGAGCTCAGCGCCTTGCTCGACCAGGCCGCCGATGGTCTGGCCCGTGTTCGCGGATTCGACCTGCGATGGCTTGAGCGGGATGAACTTGGGCGACACCGCATCGACGCCGGGGATCTTGCGCAGCAGTTCGCCGCCGCGAATGCCGGAGCGAAGCAGACTCTTACCCGCGCCAACCGCGACGTCTTTCGCAAAGCCGCCGATGTTGCGGATGTTCGCGAGGAGTTGATCGCCTTCCGCCGCTGACTCTGTCTTGAGCCGCACGACAGGGTCGCCTGTCGCATCGACCTCGTTGGTCGTGCGGAACGTGGGCGCCATCGCCTGTTTTAGATCCCAGAGGTCCGCTTTCACCTCGTTGGGAATCGCGAGGTCTTTCACCTTCTGCGCGAAGTCGTCGGCGCTGGTCGCCTGTTGGAAGGCGTCCCAGACATCGGCGCGCACGGCATTAGGTGCCTGCACTTGTTGGAGTCGTTCGGCGACGGGATCACGATCAGGCATCGCTACCGCCTAAACGGATTCGTCACCACAGGCGCCACAGGCGCCGTCGTCGGGGTCGTGGCTGCTGGGACGGTCGGCACGGTGCGGCCTTCGTTCTCTAACAGATGCGTCGAGAATCCTTGGAGCCCCTTAATCTTCGCAATGAGCGAGGCGGGCGTGCCCTTCTCGTTTAACATCGCGTTGATCTTGGCGGCTCCCTCCGCGCTCCGCATCCCATGCACGCCCATGTTCGCCAGCGAATACGATTCGATCGCGCCGGCGAGTTCGGAAAATTCAGGTGGCGGATTGCCGAGGAAATCTCGCAAGGTGTTGAATCGTCCCATCGCCGGTCCCAGCGTCGCCGCAACGGCGGGATCGGACAGTTTCGCGATGATGTCGTTGCCGGTTTGGTTGACCGCCGTGGCGCTCGCGAGCCGATTCGCGAGCGTCCCGCTCAGTGGCTTGTTGTAGGTCTGCCCTTTCACCTCGCTCTTTGGCTTCCACTCGATGACGGTATTCCCGTTCGCGTCTTGATGCTCGACCTTGACCAGCGCATTCCCTGCCGCGTCTTCCATGGCCTTGTTGTGGCGCGCAGTTTCTGCTTGCGCCGCCTGTTCCCGGCCGGCCGTCATGGTGCTGATTTCTTCCAGCCGCTGGTTATGGCGCGCGGTTTCGTTGTGGAGTTTTGTTTCTGGGAGATCGGCGAGGGCGGCCCTAGCGGCGTCTCGCACGGGCGGCGGCTGTTTGGGATCGTTCGCGGTGGCAGCCAGTGAGGCTGCCGTGGGCGTTTCCTTTTTCTCTGGGGCGGTGAACACTGCGCCGAGTTCCGGATGCGCCTTCTTGATGACAGAGGCCCCCGCCGGGACGTTCTCCGTCTCGGATTCCGCCTTCCCGGCGGCGGTCCCGGTCATTAGCATCTGCGTGAACTGCTTGATGCGCGCCGGGTCCGTTTCAGCCAATATGCTGTTCGCCTGCTCCGGCGGAATCAACG